GAAATCTACCATCAGCTCTAATAAAAATATATGACAGATCGTAAAATCGACACAATATATCCATATATAAAAAACGCAAAAAAACATCCTAAAAAACAAATAGAACAAGTGGCAAACAGTATCCGTGAATTTGGATTCAATCAGCCAATTGTAGTAGATAAAAAGGCGTAATAATAGTCGGCCATGGTCGCTATGATGCCGCCAAAGCCCTTAAAATGACTTCTGTGCCTGTTTTGGAAGTAGACTTGACCGAAGTTCAGGCCAAGGCATATCGTCTGGCAGATAATAAACTAAACGAGAGCGACTGGGAGATGGATTTGGTACTCGATGAACTGCACGAATTAGCATTGTGTGGCTTTGATATTGATTTGACAGGGTTTAGTGGAGATTTATTGGCTGACAAAGTGCCGAAAGATGAATATGTTCCGGAGGTAACAAACCCAATAGCCAAGGCAGGGGATATTTACCAGTTGGGTGATCATAGGTTGGTATGTGGGGATAGTACAAAAGAAGAGGATGTCGGCAAACTTATGGAGGGAGTAAAAGCACAGATGACATTCACAGATCCTCCGTACAATGTAGACTACACCGGAGGAATGGGAACCCATGAGAAGAATGAAAGACAAGGAATAATGAATGACAAAATGACAAAGGAGCAATTTCGTAGTTTTCTATTAGAAGTAAACAAAAGAATAGTAGAAAACACAGCAGGCGGAGTTTACATATGTATGAGCAGTAGCGAACTAGATACGCTCAAATCATCATGGGAAGAAGCAGGAGGACACTGGCAAAGCTTCATAGTGTGGGTAAAAAATAACTTTACACTATCCAGAGCCGACTACCAAAACACATACGAGCCAATACTCTACGGATGGGCGGGCGGAGTAGTAAACCACTACTTCATACCAGAAAGAAACGGCTCAAATGTATGGGAAGATATACAGAATTTAAAAACAGAATACAAAGATGATCACACAATTATAACCTTCCAAGGTTTTAAGGTAAGAATCAAAGGAAAGGTTGAGGGAGAAATAATGAAGAAACGCCAAAGAACAGATATATGGCGACATAACAAACCAAACAAAAGTGTAGAGCATCCAACAATGAAGCCAGTAGCATTGTGCGAAGAAGCCATAAAGAATAGTAGCAAGGCGACAGAGGTAGTGCTGGATTTATTTGGAGGATCGGGATCAACGCTTATAGCATGCGAAAAGTTAGGAAGAATATGTTATATGATGGAGTTGGACCCAAAGTACGTTGACACAATAATTGCTAGGTACGAAGAATACACCGGAGATAAAGTTAAAAAAATATAATTCGTTAGTTAAAAAATATGCCCAAAATTAAAACAGGAGGAAAATATCGCACAGAAGTTTATTCGGTAATTCAAAATATATTAGGTCGAGAATTATCAAAAGAAGAACATGGAGCAATTAAGATAATATTGCAAAACATGGCAAACGCTAGAACAGATGATTTACAAAAAAGACTACAACGAGCGCATGTTGCAATACAAAAAACAGGGGCAAATTTAAGTGAAGTATTATAATTAACTTTATACAAATATTTTATGAACAATGAAACAAAAGAAAAAGTTGTAACACCATTAGCATCACCTCACATTCATCAAGAGAAGTATTTTAAAGTAGTACCACAACCATATAGTCATATTTTAGCAATCCTAGGTTTATTTATACCAATGCCAATCATAATGGTAGAACCAATCTTTTCAATCAAAGGATACGGCTTTGGATTTTCAATGGCGTTTGGTAAATATATAGCACTTGGATGGGTGATGATAGGGGTAGCTTTAATATTTTAGTATGAAATTTTATTTAAAAGTAGAAAAAACAATAAGGGAAAAATTAAATAATCCATGGAGGAATATTAAAATCTTAATTAAAATATTGTTTTTTAAAGACAGGTATTCAGTTGTGTTGTTTGATAGAGAAAACCCTCCTATTGAAGGCGATACAATAACAGTGGGATATATCACGGCTGAATTTAAGAAATAATTTAGTATGAAGCAAAAACTAATATCTATAACAATGGAAATAAACTCCAAAGGAAAAAGATATATGGTGACAAACCACCAGGACGAATGGACGTGTACATGCAAGGGGTTTGAATATAGAGAGAAATGTAAGCATGTGGACAAAGTAAGGAATGACATGCGACCGAAGCTGACAAAGGAAATTTTATTAAAAAGAGTGAACGTGTAATCATATGGTCAAGAACCAAACAACAAAGGTCAAAAAGAAAGTAGGAAATAAGAATGGCAGACCACTTAATTGTAAGAAATGCAATAAGAGAAAAAGACCAAAGGGAAACGCTTTTAAAAATAAAGATGGATATTGTGAATGTGGACGACCGACTGTTTTAACAAAAGAAGCTATCCAAAAACTGGAAGATGTGTTTTCAATAAGTGGAACTGATGAGGAAGCGTGTTTATATGCAGGAATAGGAATGTCAACATTATATAATTACCAACAAGAAAATCCAGAGTTTCAGGAGCGAAAACTAATTTTAAAAAAGACAGTCAATTTGAAAGCTAGAAAAACACTAGCAAAAGATGCAGATGAAACATCTGGTGCAAGGTACTGGGCAGAAAAGAAAATGAAATCAGAGTTTGGGGAAACAGTACCAGTAAATACAATAACAATTAACTTCTCCGAAGAAGCGGATAAACGTGCAAAAAAATATGAGGATTAATGTAATATCATTATTTGACGGAATATCCTGTGGGCGTGTCGCACTCGAACGTGCTGGAATCAAAGTCGACAATTACTATGCAAGCGAGATAGATAAATACGCTATTCATATCGCACAAAAGAATTATCCGGATACAATACAACTTGGTGATATAAAAAATATTAAAGTATCCTCATATAAAGGTGGAGGATTAAAAACACCAGATTTAAAATTTGAAAAGATTGATTTATTAATGGGTGGTAGCCCTTGTCAGGGATTTTCATTTGCAGGCAAACAATTAAACTTCGATGATCCACGTTCAAAACTTTTCTTTGAATTTGTACGAATTTTAAAAGAAGTAAAACCAAAATACTTTTTACTTGAAAATGTTAGAATGAAGAAAGAGTATCAAGATATTATTTCCGAGCAGTTGGGAGTAAAACCAATAATGATAAATTCGGCACTCGTATCAGCACAGTCACGCAAAAGGTTGTACTGGACTAACATACCGAATATAGGACAACCAAAAGATAAAGAAATTTATTTATCAGATATTTTGTTACCAGAAGAAGAAGTAGATGAAAAATATTATATTAAAAATATCAATGAGATAAAATGGGTCATAAACACAGAAAGATTAAGAAAAAAATATACAGCAATAAATCCAGATAAAAGTTTGCCAATGTTAGCAAGACAGTATGCGAGTTGGAATGGTAATTACTATGCTGAACCGGTTAGATTGATAAATATAGGCAACGGAGGGCAGGGCGAAAGAGTTTATTATGTAAATGCAAAGTCAACTACATTGTCAGCAATGGGAGGTGGCAGAGGGGCAAAAACTGGATTATATTTAGTAGCACAAAGAGGTAGAAATATTGTTGATGGAAAAAGAAAAGATGTCAAAGGTGCAAAAACAGAACAGAGATTTGAAACACGATTTGACGGAAAGACAAATACAATTACAACAGTTCAAAAAGATAATTATGTTTTAATAGAGATAGATAATGAATATTATAGAATAAGAAAACTAACCCCTGTTGAGTGCTGTCGTTTACAGACTATGGATGATTTTTTTACTGATGGAATTAGTGACTCTCAACAATACAAAGCACTAGGAAACGGCTGGACAGTAGATGTGCTAGCCCACATATTTAAGAACATAAAATGTCAATCCACATCCCATACAACAAATGGCGAGAAGATTTAAAAACAGTACCAAAACAAGAGCAGGCACAATGGATACATCACACACTGAAATACAAAAAGAACTTGCACATATTTGGCAGATACTTCTTCCCACATATTATAAAAGGCACCGAGGACGTCCCCGAGTGTCATTTGGCTTTGTTAAATGAAATAAACAAACCCGGACATAGTGGTATAATATTTCCACGCGGGCATGCTAAATCGACGTGGATCAAGATTGATACAATCCACGACATAGTCTACGGAACAGAGCCAGTAATCCTATACATAGGAAATACCCTTACAGACGCAGGCTTCCATTTCGAGGGGATCAAGACAGAGTTGGAGAACAATGACCTGCTAAGGGCTGTTTTTGGCGATTTAGTGCCACCGGAGAGTAAGAAAGACAGGAAGTGGACCAACAAGCATTTTGAAACCATAAATGGAATCAATGCGGTCGCTAGGGGGGCGGGCAAGGGTCGTGGTGTAAATATTAAAAACCAAAGGCCAACTAAAATTGTGTGCGATGATATTGAAGATGATGAAGAAGTCAGAAAAGCCGAAAGGCGACAGAAATTACACGAATGGCTATATAATGTCATATTCAACAGTTTAGACGCTCAAAAGGGCAAAATTAAGCTCATAGGCACAGTCTTGCACCAAGAAGCAGAGATACTACAATTTTATAAGAAGTTTGGTGGAATATTCAGAAAAGCAATAGAGGATAAAGAAAGTATCTGGCCAAATTATTTTAGCATGGAAAAGTTAAATCAGATACGAGAGGACTCGGGAACTAGATCATTCGCACAGGAATACATGAATGAACCAACGAATGATGAACTGGCCAATTTCAAGCCAGCATGGATAGATGACAATAACTTTACAGAACTACCGGTCATGAAAAATTACGAAAAAGTTATTTTTATGGATCCACAAGCAGGCGAGAGCGCCACATCTGATGAATGGTGCATAACAGTTTTACAATGGGCCAGAAAAGATCGTCACAGATATGCGATTGTGCAAAAATCCGGCAGATGTAGTCAGACAGAACAAGCCAAGGAAGTAATCAAGACATGGATTGAACATCCAGAAGCGCGTGTAGTAGGCGTGGAAAAAGTATTGAACCAAACAGCAGTATTCCAGAATATAATGAGTTGGAAGTCAGGAGAATTAGATTTGGGTTTAAAAGGTAGAGCGATAATCCATGGAAATAAACTATACGGTTTTGACAAAAATATTCCAATCAAAGGAACTCGACCAAAAGCAATTAAAGATAAATTTGGATCAGATAAGTTGGGAAGGCTCCAAGCACTCGAGCCGATGTTCGAAAGAGGAGAGGTTCACCTAAGGCCAGAAATGAGAAAGACACGTGATCAGATTTTATTTTTAGGGTTAGAAGTTTTAGAGCATGATGATCGAGCAGATAGCTTGATGGGGGCCTTGGAATTGTCATACACAAATATAAGTTTTGAACAAAATGACGAAGTAGTGTATAATAAAGATAGGGCAACCACGATTGCCGGTAATTTATTTAAAAAGAAATTTTAATATATGCCTCTTGAAAATGAAAAAGACATTCAAGGTCAAAACGCACCATATCCAGTGGAAGATTTGACTTTAAAACAAATGGGTACAATTTTTGGTGACAGTGGCACTCAAAGATACTCAGGTTATTTTTTTGATGAACAAAATTCTGAATGGCGTGACGAATCTAGAATTGATTTAGTAGATCAAATGAGAACAGACGGTGTCGTTGACGGCGTGCTCCGAGCAATCAACGCTCCAATTTTGGCAACCAACTGGTATATTGAATGTGAAGATGAAAAGATAGTTGAATTTTTAGAAAATAATTTATTCGAGGGCATGGAAAGAAGTTGGAAAGATTTTGTGCGTGAGTCAATGTTATTTTTACCATATGGACATTATGTTTTTGAAAAGATTTTTAAAATAGAAAAAGGGCAAGTGATGTTAAGAGATTTATCACCGCGCATCCCTCGTTCAATTCAAAATTGGCAGATAGATGTCAACGGACAAAAACAATTCGGAATAAAACAATGGATATTAACAGATGATCCAAGCGCACCAAAAAGCAATGCAGAAATACCAGCCAGAAAACTTTTGATTTTAACAAATGACAAAGAGGGTGACGATGTAACTGGTAGAAGTATTTTGAGAGCCGCCTACAAACATTATTATTACAAAAATACACTTTACAAAATACAAGGAATATCAGCCGAGAAGAATGGCATGGGTATCCCGACACTTTATTTACCAGAAGGATATGGCACTGCTGAAAAAAATAAGACAGAAGATATGTTGGCCAATATCAGGACCAACGAAAAAGGTTATTTAATATTCCCGTGGAAAAAAGAAGATGGTGAATTTGAATTAGTAACCCCAAGTGGGAATCCACAAGGTGATGCAATAGACAAATCAGTAGAACATCATAATCGTCAAATACTTTTGAGTGTGTTGGCTATGTTTTTGGGTCTAGGAAGTTCAGAAGTAGGAAGCTTTGCATTGAGCAAAGACCAGTCATCATTTTTCTTGAAAAACGTAGAGGAGAAAATAAAATATTTAGAAGCACAAATTGAAAAACAAGTATTGCAAGATTTAGTTAAATTTAATTTTGGAGATAACGCACCAAAGGTAAGGTTGCGACATAATCCACTAGGAGATATAGACTTTAAGGAAATGAGTGACGTGATGAAGTCGTTGACTGATTCGGGATTGATTGACAAGGACCCGAAAATAAAACAATGGACACGTCAAACTTTTGATTTACCAGAAATAGATGATGAGGATATGGAAATTTTGGAAAAAGAATATGAAGAAGATAAAGAGATTGACAGGGAGCTAAAGAAAAATCCACCAATGCCAATGGTCAATCCAAATCAACTAGTAAAACCTAAAGTTGATGAAAAAAAAAATCTAAAAAAGAATGAGGAGTATATTCGCGAACATAAATTGTTAACAGAACAATCATATAACCCAACTCGTGAATTTACTATCTACGAAGAAAAAGTAGACTTTGAATTTTTGAATGAGAGTTTTAATAAAATAGAAGTTCAGTTGGAAAAAGAAATGATTGATGTGACAAATATAGAAATAGATAAGTACGTAGAAAGTGCAGGAAAAAAAGCAGAGGAAAAAAATATAGCAGGTTTAAGCACTCTTATGTTTGGTGGATTAGTTGCTTATAGAAAAGCAATTAATAAATCAATTGCTCAAAGTTATGAGGTAGGAAAAAAGACAGCTACAAAAGAGATGGGAGTAAAACCAGTAGCCACTCCACAAGAACAAGAAGCATTAAAGAATTTTGAAAGTCAAGAATATTCTGAAACTTAC